ATATGCAGAGCGCAACGTGTACTTGGCCTCGATAAGTCCATCCGCCGTGATCGCCGTAATCGTATTGCCCGTGCTCACATCCCGACCAGTATTGATACCAGCCGCGGAAGCGGTGAACACGCCAAGGGGCTGATTCACGCCGGAGCCGTTAAGGAACGCATTCTCCTCGACATACCCAACCTTGTACCCAAGTTGACCCGAAATCAGAGCATCGATGCTGAGCGCGGATGCCCGCACCAGCTTCTTCGACACCTTGGTATATTGTGCCATGGGCTGCGGCCTAAGTTCCCGCTTTCCGAAGGTCATCGTGGAGTCTTCATTGCCGATCAAAAGCTCCGAAGTCCAGGTCGTGTCGGCCGGTCTATTGTCCAGCACGGGAGCCCCGAGAGACTCAGCGCCGGCGACAGAAAACACACTCGCCAGACCGCGCATAACAAACATGGCCTTCTCTGCTTCAATCAGTTGAGCCAAGAATACCTGGGGGACAACCGTATACCCACCCGAGATGTCAAGGTCCATCTGAAGTGCGCGAGCCTCGGCACCCTTGTCGATGGCCAAGAGGTAGGAATTGAACGCCTTCCTATATTCGGGAGTCGCCCGCTTTTCCATCCTCACGCCAATGTCCGGCAGGATCGCCTTGTCGATGGGTTTCTTCATCTCATCTTCGAGATTAGAAAGCCGCGTCGCCCTTTCCTCGTCGGCCTTCATGGTCTCAGCCTTCTTGCCCATTTCATCAACGTCCACCATGATCTTGTCATAGGTGGCCCTCTCCTCGGCAGTAAGCTCGCGCTTGTCCGCAGCCGTGAGAATGTCACGCGCCTTCTTGACAAGTGCCGCCCGCTCCTGGAGGAGTTCAATTACTTTCGTCATTCAACCTCCAATAGTTTTGAATGCAATTCTATTTTCTCTATCTCGGCCAATTCAGCCCGGTGGGAGTGGTCCTTCGGGACCGGCTTCTCTTCCGAGTGAGCTTTGTCGCTCGGCTCGGGAGGGGTCTCCTTGGCAATCGATTCTAATTTTGACCGCGCCTCCACTGAGGTCTGCGGATATGCAGGGAAGGTAACGGGAGAAATATCAAACAATCTCACTTCCGCGAGACTCCTGATATTTTCTCCATCGCGCTTCTCCCATTCATCCTTTATGGTTTTGAAGCCAAAAGACATTTGGTCTATGTCGCCCCGCTTGATGGAAGTGAGTAAATCTTTAGCCCAAGTAGTCTCGGGGGGATTGATGGAAATCCTTAACCCATGTTCATCCTCTGCGAGTTCGAGGGTGCCTGTCTTTTTTCTACCAAGAACATAATTCGGATCATGGTTGAACAGGGCTCGAATATCAGACTCAGAAATTGTCTTTGCGAATGCGCCCGGTTTTACAATCTCCCTGAATCCGCCGAGGTCATCACTTTTCTGATTGAATACGCTCGCGTATCCGAGAATCTTGGGTTTCTTGTCCCCCTCCACCCTGAGCTCCGAGAGGGGAAACGTTCTGATTTCTTTTTCCATTACGCCTCATACTTTTCCTATGCTACATTCATAAGGATCAAATCTATTATATCTCGTTCGTCCTTGCGCCTGCGCGTATCATTGTCCGCACGCACGAGAACGAACGACCGAACCTCACTACCACCACCTGATCCGCCGTAACCTATATACCCGTAAGCCTCGCACTTACTCGGCCGGCCGGTGCACCGCGCGCTCCCCGATATTGCGCGGGGTCTGGGCCGTTCCGGAAGCCACGAGAAGGGTATCGGTCTACCGAATCCCCCACCGCCTCCGGCAAACACTGGGGAAACCACCGGACCGACCGGATTAATGACAACAGACTCGGCAACGAGTGTTTGCTTCGCCTGAATAGCGTCCACCGCAAATCTGCGGTCGCTATTCTCGAACGCTATTACCGTCTGCGGTTTCTGTCCCGCATCCACGGTACCACTTATCGACTGTGTGCCAGATGCCGCCATAGTCTGTGCGGGTTGCGCGCCTACCATGGCACCCGTATATAATAGGATGCCCGCAGATGTTATCGTCTGCACTTTCTCAGAAACAGTGGCATAACCGGAATAAGAAAGTATCCCGCTTGCCGCAACACTCTGCTTTTTCTCGGATGCAGCAACCGTACCGACAAACGTCAGTATCCCGGAAGCGGATGCAGACTGTTTCTTCGTCGATATCGCAGCAGCACCGGATATCTTAACAACACCGGCCGCAACATGCGTCTGCTTCTTGCATGACGCAGTGACAGTCGAAGTTATTGTCAAAGAACCAGATGCGGCGCAGGATTCCTTCTTTTGCGCCGCCGCGACATACCCCGTTACAGCCGGAGGACCTCCCGTATCAACCTGGTAGGCATCATTCTGGAATGCCGTAGATTGAAACGCACCGGCCATTAGTAATACTCAGTGACTATGAATAGACCCTGTGTTCCCGCGCCCCCGTTGCATCCACTCGGAGTAGTAGTGCCCTGCCCACCTCCACCACCGCATGCATTCCCGACAGCATTAGTACCAGCACTTGCCATACCACCTATACCATTGGCTCCTGGTGCAAAAGGTGCGGCCCCTCCATTACCCCCGAAACCCAATAAACCGCTTAATCTGATACCCATATCGCCAGCTTGCCCTACCAAATTGACATCACCACCAGACCCTACCGCAGCACCGATACCACCAGCAGAAGCGGTAACGGCCGTGCCAGTTGCCATAGTCGAACCTGCTCCTCCACCATTAACAGTCAATAGCGTACCAGAGCTTGAAGTCCATGTCGTTATACCGCCCGTAGTACCTTTCGCCGCAGTAGTCCCAGCACTCCCGCCGGTACCACATACATACGCATATCCAGAAGTAGTAACTGTAGTTACCGTAACACACCCGTATCCGCCGCTACCTCCGCCAGCACATGCAACCGAGTTTGATGCAAGTGTAGAACCCCCACCCGCACCACCTCCGCCGCCACCCCATGCCTCGATAACAAGCAACGATACACCCGACCCCGCAGTAAACGTGCCAGCAGTAGACGTTAGGAAGTTCATAGCCTTGAAGCTATATCCTGCCTTAGTCGCTATCGTACCCAACCCAAGCGTCGCCCTCTGATTCAAGGCCGCCGCATCGTCAAGCAAATCCCGCCCCGCAGTGGTGCAAGCAATCTCTACACCCGCCCCCGCGCCCGCAGCCGTGCGTCCGAAAACAATGTTTCCCGATGACCCCGCCAGTTGCGTAGAGTATACCGTCGCATCTCCAATAACATGGTTGGAGTTCCAATCTGTGCTGCGAATAAGAGTAGTGGTAGCATCGCTCGCTACCGTACTCGCCATCGCATGGGTGATAGCCATTTAGCTCGTCGGCACCGTATGCACAAATGAAGTACAACTCACCGTGGCTCCGCTGGAAATCACAGTAGCCGACAGAATCAAGTCTGCCGAAGCCGTACCCACCGTACCCTGTAGATACGCCGTGGAACCTAAAGGTCCATACGCCCGAAAAAAAGTAGCCGTAGAAGAGAACGTAGAATTGCCCGCCGTGATAGCATTCGCTACCAATACCCCACTGGTCGCCGTGATAAACGCCGTAGTGTTGAACGTCAGCGTCACTATCGGAGCCTGCGTCGTGCAGGTACCAGTACATCCATCCGGATACGTCGAATCATACAGAATAAGTTTGCCAGCGTTTAAAAGAGGAGCAAGCGCATTCGCCTCCGTATTCACCGATACCAGTGACTTTCTATAATCATTCGCCATTCGTTACTTCCCTCTGTTCAACTTCAAGGCTCTTAATGTTCCCATCCTCATCCCGTTCAATCGAAATCGACCGCTTAATGGTCCCCTGGTTGTCAATTGTCAAATTAAGGACGGGAGCACTGTTCACCGTCACCACCGGGGGATCGGAGGGCGGCTGTGAGATATTCACTTCAATCTTTCTATCTTCAGGGTTCGTATCCCTCTTCTCATTGGGTACAATAGTCCGCATAGACTCACTCGCCACGATCTGGCATTCGCACCCCGCATGCAACGGGGGATGCCCCAGACTTCTTGATATGCTCATACTCCGCTCATCCGGTAGTTCCTCTCCGGTATAGACAAATGGTTGTTTTATATCGACCGACCGCCCGTCAAGTTGCTGACAATAAGGACAGGCATTGCCGGTCGTCATCCATGTCAAAGTAGTAATTCCCGCAAGCGCGTAGAGATTCTTGGCTACCGCGTTCGATACTCCCACCTTTTCTTTCCGCGCCACCTTCTCCGCCCGCGTTTGCTCCCATTCGGTAAGCCGCTCCTCAATTGCCACGTCTATCGGGCCGGCCACGTCAACGGCCGCCTTGATCGACGCATCGAGGTTTCCCCGCGAAGCCCCTGTATAGTTCTTCACGAAAACATCCGCCATGCTTCGGACAAACTTCTCGTCGTCGGAGGTCACCTCATCCGATATCCCAATCTCCTCCGCAATCTCCTTTTTGACCGCGTTCGAGAAGGTTTGATACACGGGTGTAATCTGCTTCTGGATATACTCAGGCAAGTCTCTGTAATACTTGTCGAGCCATAGATTGAGATCGCCCAAGTCTCGTTTAGAGACGAAAGTTGCAACGGCCCCGGTAATATCTCGCTTCTCTTTGCGTACAATTCGTCCCACTGCATCAACAATGAGTCCGTTGAAAGCGTTAGCAAGTTTCCTCCTGCTATTGGCCGACCGCACCGCCCGGTTCTCGGCCGGCTCAATCGAGCGCTCCGCCACCGGAGCCCCGGCGGCCGGTTGCGCCTTCTGCGCGGCCTGCATTTCCATCTGCGCCTTCTGTGCCTCAGCCGCCTGCGCGTCTTTCTCTTTCTGCAATTCTAGTCCACTCCCCGATGTCGCCTGCCAGTTCTGCGGCGCGTAGTAGGTATCCCCTCCCTCGCGCCGGTTCTTGTTCTCCAACTCCCGTACTTCATCCGCATTGAAAACGCCCATTTCCATGAACATGCGGTAAGCGTTAGCCCGCGCCACGATATCGCCCCGGAGAAGCGCATCGATAAGGAACTCCGCGAAATATTCTTTCCGTTCCGGTTCGGTAAGAAGCTGAGTCGTGATGGCCTGCTCCCACCGAATAAGCCATGGCCGCATCGTATGAACTACGAATTCAAGTCCCTGATGCTCGATGTTCGTGAAGGTAGCGTTTTCCAAGTCCTGCACTAGATGCGGCTGCATCCGATATAGCCGGCATATCTCGATAGTGAGAAACTTCTGAATCTCTATCAGCTGCACCTTTTCGGGATCGGCCGATAGTTGCTTTGCTTCCGTCCCCTGTTCGAGGATCGCGGGAGTATGCTTCTTTCCCCACTTCCCGTGCGCGTCCGTCCATGATTTCGCCATGCGCTTGAAGGCTTCATCGCTGAGTTTCCCCGGAGTCGTGAGCGCAAGAGTCGGCGTAGCATCATTAGCAAAGAACTCGGCAGCATATCTCTTGGCGGCAATTGCGAGCCCAAAGGTCTGCCTGCCTATCTCTAGGGGGGCATATCCGCGTATTCCATCAAACGATAGTCCTGGGATGTAAAGTACCTGGTCCCTTGGAAATATCTTCGCCGATCCACTCTCCGCTTCCCTGTACTCGAACTGCAACCGCCCCCCTACTCGCTGCGGAGTCGTCCTACTTGGATCGAGGGGCCACAATTCCTTGACCGCCCCACGCCCGTCCCTCACAATCTGCGAATAGGCATTCCCGAATATCCCCAAATGCCCCTGGAGCTGTTCTTTGAAAATAAAGGAGGTTTGCTCGGGGTTCGGTTGAATATGCAATATGTCAAAGAGCGGATGGTCTTCCGCCCGTTCCTTCCCGCCATCAACACGCCGGTACAAAATAAGGGGAAGGCTCGCCAGGGTTTCCGCAAGCACGCGCACGCACGCCCACACGATAGGAAGGCCGAGGGCCGAATACTGATCTACCTCAAGTCCGGTCCATGAATCCTCGCCCCTAAGTAGATTAGCCAAGTCCTCCTGAGATACCGGCTCTTTCCTCGAACGAAACATTTTTGCTATGCTTGCCCATATCGCCATTTATTCCTCAAGAGTCCTTATGCCTTGCGTCTCATAGACAAATGGAACATTCCGCAAGGCGCGATCAAGCGCCATCACAAGCGCGACCATCCCGTCTATCTTCTCCATGCTCTTGCCTTTGTCGGGTTTTAAGTTCCCCGCCGGATCCTGCCCCACCACCATGTTATTCGCCATCCACCTCAATACCGGATTCCCACCATGGCGAAGCCGCCGCGCCAATGTCAATTTCATCAATTCCGCAGTCGGGGCAGCCATCGAGCCGAACCCCTGTCCGAACGGAATTACCGTAAATCCCTCATCTGTCAATTCTGGTGTTATCTGCGCCGCACCCCACCGGTCATATGCGATCTCCCTAATGTCGTAGATCTTCCCGAGTTCCTTGATCCGGTTTTTGATATACCGATCATCTAT